CCTACACACAAGAAGAGATTGCATTGCAACTCGATGTCTTGAACAACGAAATTTTTGTCGTTCTTGCTGTGGATCTAAACCCTGCCGCACCGGATGCGGTTGCTGGGGTTGACACAACCACTTCTTGTCAAGTCACAAGCACAAGCCAAACCGGAATCGTTTCCTTGTCAAACACAAACACTCTTGCTATCTCAGAACGCCAAATCCGTGCTGGTGGCTTTGTGGACTCCGGAGTGGCTTTCTCACACTTCTCCGGCGAAACCCCAACTGCTATGCTTGATTACATCGGCTTGATTGCAACCAACAACTTCTTCTTCGGTATCAAAGGATCCAACAACCTTGCCGCAAAGGGTGCATCCGGTCGAGTGTGGGGTTACCGTGCTCGTGCTGATGCAAGCACCTACGCCGCTCTTGTCCAATCTGAAGTTCTCAGTGCATGAGGTGAACCCTCATGGCTGAAACAACGATATCCGCCGCTTTGTGTGGCGTGATGGAGCAGGCATTGATTGAGAAGGGTGTTGACCCTACTCTTGCTAAGGCATTATCGCAAAGAGCGTGTCAACCAGCACTCGAGGCGGCTCCTTCAGTTGCAAAATCGGCAGTGCGTAAAACTCGACGTGGCGCAAAAGCGGCAAATCGTAAGTTGTCCCTGGCATTCAAAGAAGCCAATCGCCGTCTTCGCAAGAAGAATGGTGAGTTGCGATCGGGTAAGACTCAATCGGACGTGGCTAAACTTGCCCAGAAACTTCGTCGCAAGATGTAAAGTCAAAAATTGTCCGTTGCGATTCGACAGCATTCTTCAATGCTTGACTGATTTCGATTGGAACTTTTGCTTTGTAATTGCTTCGCAACGGTGACCATCGTTGGTCTTTGTCTGCTTTCGATGGAAATTGCCCAGGGTCAAACTTTGGATAGTTCCCCCATAACACATAGGCTCCATGAATTTGCGATGGTTCACCTAGCTTGGGAGTGAAATACTTAATTGCACCTTTGACATTTTCAATAATCCAATAACGAGGTTGCACGATCTCTATTATTTCCATTGCCACGTCAAGGAATCCCATGTATGGTTGATACTCATCACCCAATCCATCACGGATCGCTTGCGCCCTGGGGGCAGAATGGGCCAAACTAAACTCCCTGCAGGGCGGTGAGGCCCACAAAACATCGACACTGAATGGTCCGTATCGGTTTTTTTGCTCAAGCAACCAATCACGAAACTCAAAAATGTCCATCGATCGAGTATGAGGGACAGTTGCAAGCAATGGATTGTTCTCAATTCGGAGTATTCCCCATGCTTCGTCTTGAGCAAAGGCTTCTGAAGCACCACCAAAGCCGCTAAAGAGGTCTAGAATCTTCACTTAAACCACCCTTTTACTCTCATTTGAAGAGGTAAGCACCAATGATCTCCTAAAGTCCCGCAATTAGGGCATTCATCATACGTGGCTTCTAACTTATCTTGACGCACTTGCTCCGGTGTTTTGTCCCAATTAGCCTCATCCATTGCTAACTTCATCAATTGTAAGCGTACCCAACTGCTAAAATTGGGCATCTTTTTGGCGATCTCATATGTTGTCGGACATAGCGTTATCATTTTGTTTCGCATAAACAGGGGTGTAGGTACTTGCTATATGTATGTATGTCTTGACAAGTGCTATAAGTGTGTTATAATCATGGGGTGGGTGTGTCGGGGGGAGTAATAGACGGCTTCCCGTCCCCCATGCCTCGAGTAAGAAGATTGAGGTGATGTGCTGGAGCAATCCTATGCCACGTTGTTTATCGCATATGTTCGGTGTTTATGTACCGGTTGGCCCTGGGCAAAGATATGGGATTTAAGAAAACCTCCGACCTTATTGCCGTTTCTTTCGGTAATACTGAAAGCGCACCAAACACCTACACACAAGAAGAGATTGCATTGCAACTCGATGTCTTGAACAACGAAATTTTTGTCGTTCTTGCTGTGGATCTAAACCCTGCCGCACCGGATGCGGTTGCTGGGGTTGACACAACCACTT